GTGGCTAACCACTACTACTCGGTCTATGTTAACGGGACCCTCGAGGCTTCCTACCTAACCCCGGTAGGCACCGATGCTAGCACGGCAGTGCCAGATACGGGTGTTATTGCTGGAGAGCTGAAGACCGAACTGGAAGGCAACGGGTGGACGGTCCTGCAGACAGGATCAACCCTCACGATCACAGACTTCCCCACGGATGGTAAAATCCAGGTTCAAGGCGGTTCAGGCGACAAGGCTCTGAAGGCTTTCTATAAGTCTGTCATGTCCTTCTCGGACCTCCCTCCTAACGCCCCTGAAGGCAAGATCGTCAACATTCAGGGCGACCCTGAAGAAGGTGGAGACGACTATTACGTTATCTTCAGGGATGGACTATGGGAAGAATGCGTGGGCTACAATGCAGGCGAGGAGCTACAACTGGCTACCATGCCTCATGCCCTGATCCGCAACTCTAATGGCACATGGACTTTCAAAGAACATAACTGGAAGGGACGTACCGCTGGTGACTCCAGCAGCTCACAGAACCCTTCCTTTGTCGGCAGGACCATTAACGACCTGTTCACATGGGTAGGCCGTCTGGGCTTCCTGTCTGACGAGAACATCATCCTGTCTGAGGCTAACAACTACGAGAACTTCTACCGGACAACAGTGACACAGCTCGTGGACAGTGACCCCATCGACGTAGCAGCCCTGAGTAATCAGGTGAACATACTACGTCATGCCGTCCAGTTCAACAAGGACCTGATCGTCACGTCATCGAAGGAACAGTTCCGCATCGCCTATGACAACTTCCTCTCCCCGAAAACCATCAAGGTACAGTTCTCCTCTGGTTTTGACGTATCGGAACGCATCAAGCCTACCCTGTTAGGCACCTCGCTCTACATGGTGGACGACCGTCCGTTCTACAATTACGTCAAGATCAACGAGTTCTACCCGAAGGATAACGGCGCTATCGACGACGCTGACGATGTGACAGCCCCAATACCGGAGTACATCAAGAACGATGTACAGTTCGCTACGGGATCGGATCGTAACCAAGTCTATGTGGTAGGTACCCAAGGCGAGATAGACTCCCTGTTCGTCTATAAGTACTTCTGGGCTGGTGACAAGAAGGTCCAGAACGCTTGGAGCAAGTGGACATTTCCATCAGTCGTCCGCATCCTCTGGGCTGGGTTCTCCGGCTCGTATATGTACATGCTGTTCCAGCGTCCTGATGGTCTATTCTTCGAAAGGATGTTCCTCGACGAGGACGTGTACACCGACGCGAAGAACCTGACGTACTACATTGATCGACTCTATGAGCTAGACCCGGCTGACATCTCGTATGCCAGTGGTGACACGACGTTGACCCTTCCATACGAGCCTGTAGGCCGTGTTGAGGTCATATCGTGTGATGATGCACTGAACGTGTATGGACTGAGGCACACATCGTCTGCCACGGCCAACCCTGATGAGTACACGGTAGCCAATGAGGACCTGACTGGTAAGGAAGTATATGTAGGCATCCCCTACACCTTCTCCTTCGAGTTCTCCCCCATCTACCCCAAGCAGCAGCGAGGGCAAGGCGAAGTGGCGCTTTTGGATGGACGTGTTCAGCTAAAGTACCTGACCATCTCCTACAACAACACAGCATACTTTGATGTTAAGTCTCAGACCGTCGGTAGACCCCCGTATAACTTCACGTTCACCGGGCGGATCATCGGCTCTGCATCTTCCACTATAGGTGCCATCCCGCTGGACAGTGGGGCATACCGCCTGCCTGTTCTAGCGACGAACACAGATGTCACCATTACACTCTCCAACAGCACTCCCTATCCCTGTTCCTTCGGTAATGCCGAGTATCAGGCGGAGTACCAACCAAAAGCGAGAAGGCGTATATGAACCAATACTACAGGCCTGCCATAGAGCAGGATGTAGAGTTCGTAGCACCTAACCTTCGTACCGCAGACATCCAAGAGTGTGAGGCCGCTGGCTTTAACGCTCTGGATGCTCTGTGGGCGTCTTTCCGTGCATCGGAGGTTTGCTACTTCCTACACCATGAAGGCGACCCGGTAGGCATCACAGGCGTCTGTCCTAGCCCTTTAGGGCCTGAGTTCGGCACCGTCTGGATGATGGGTACGGACAAGATCAAACACTATCGCTCGCCCTTCCTACGATCCAGTAAACAGGCACTCGACGATTTATTCGAGGCCTCCGGTAGGCGATGCCTCCACAACATGACGTGGTCCGGGAACACCCTTCACCATCGCTGGCTGAAGTACCTCGGGTTCACATTCCTTCCAACAATCACCGTCCCTCCCAGTGGAGAGACATTCATCCCTTTTGCAAAGTTAAAGGAGTAGCACCATGTGTACGATCATGGCGGCACTAGGTGCTGCCTCTTCGGTAGCCCAGTTCGCAGGACAGCAGCAGGCCACAGACGCTTACAACGCTCAGGCCGCAGCAGCCCACCGGGATGCCGGTATTGCTGCATCTAACAAATACGCTGATGAGCAGCGCAAGCTCATTTATGACTCTAGGTCTAACCAACAGAAGGGCTACGAAGCCGCCCTAAGGGGTAGAGCCGCAGTAGCCACAGGTACAGCCTCGGCAGGCTCTGCTGGTATTGCAGCAGGCTCCCTGACACTCGACCAGCTAATCGCTGCCTCCAAACAGAAGGCTGCGGAGAACGAGGCTCGTATACAGACCAGACGAGAAGATATGGAAGAGGCCTACCGTGGCCGAGTGAAGACGTATGAGGCCGAGGCCCAGCAGCGTATTAACTCGATGCCATTCAAGGAAGGCCCTAACCCGCTGGGGCTGGCTATCAACATAGCCGGTGCAGCAGCAGGTGGAATGAACACGTCCAACCCCGGTTGGGCCTCTTCGTTCAACTTCCCATCATTTAGATAACTAGGAGATCACAATGGCAGGGATCACCCTCCCCGATCAGGAAAGTGTAGACCTGGGTAATTCGAGGATTACCCCCCGTGAGACTTATGCGGTTGATCCTCGTGCCATCCAGAACCAATACCAAGACAGTGTAGCCAATGCAAACCAACTCGCTCGCGCCCTCGCAGGCCTCTCGAAGACAGTAGGTCAGACCGAGGCTCTCAAGGCTGAGCAGGAGTTAAAGCAGAAGGACCTCATTGCGTCATCTGTGATGAATGACATCAAGTTCGGACCAGACGGTAAGCCTGTTCAGGACCAGCTATCAACGCTACGTCCTGACATGAGCCCACGTCTCCGTGCTGCGGTGGCTGAGAGCATTGGTGCTACCCATGGTGCCACAGAGGCCCGCAAGGCGTACGAGGCTGAGATAGCCAAGAACCCCGATGCCTTCAACACCCCTGAAGGAGCGCAGGCGTTCTTTCAGAACTGGGCTGCTAAAGAGTCAGCTCGTGTAGGCTCAAACCAGTTCTACGGCCCAGCATACCTAGAGGCTGCAAAGAAGTATTTCGCAGGAGCTGACGCCAACGAGGCTCGCGCCCGTGTTACCAAGATGAAGAAACTCATCGAGGAACGCCAAGGCGAAACCCTGAATGAATCCTTGTTCGGCAAGGGCGTGAAGGGTGACGAGGCTGGCTCTGGGGCTAACACGTCGTCAACTGGTGGTGGTGGTAACATTACCTACGCTGACAATTTCAAAGCTAAGATACGCAACAAAGAGATTACTGACGAACTGAAGAATCAGATCGCCAAGGCCGGTAAGATTACCGGGCTGAACGCAGTCATACACTCAGGTGGACAGGATGCGAATGGACTTGGTACTCGTAGGACCGGAGGAGATCGGCATGACCACGGTAACGCCGCTGACATTGATCTTACGGACGATACAGGTCGTCGACTGTCCTTCTCCAACCCAGCGGACCGTACCAAGATCAGTGCATTCATAACCCACATAGTGGCAGCAGGTGCTAACGGCATCGGAGCTGGGCCGGGTTATATGGTGGATGGTCGTATTCACGTTGGCGGCGGTAGTAACCTAACGTGGGGTGCAGGTGGTAGTTCAAAAAATACACCGGAATGGGTAAGGGCTGCATACGATGAAGGTATACGCCTCCGCAAAGCTGGTGGCGTGGCTACAACCTCAAGCTCCCCCATGAGCGCCTCCTCCATGATCCGCCAGTTTGAGGGGTTCAAGACAACCGCATACCTCGATAAAGGCGCTGACAATAAGCACCGTATTGGCTTTGGTAGCGATACCATCACCAAGGCAGACGGCACCGTCGTCCCGGTAACACCCGGTATGACCATCTCGAAGGCCGATGCAGAGCGTGATCTGGAACGACGTATCAAGACCGAGTTTACACCGAGAGCACAGAAAGCTGCTGGTGGTTGGTGGCAGAGCTCCAGTGAAGGCCAGAGGGCCGCACTAATATCGCTCACCTACAACTATGGCAACGTACCTAAGTCGGTACAGGAGGCCCTCAAGACCGGCGACAACAATAAGATCGCCGCAGCTATTGAGTCACTACCATCCAAGCTCCCGGGCCTATCCCAGCGTAGGATGGGTGAGGCCGCTGCTATTCGTAGCGGTAACTCCGAAAGCACCCCGACTAAGGCTGGTGACTTTGTACCGGACCAGAACTCCACCAACCCGGAGATCGGCGTACAGAACTCCGCCCTACCGCCGTCTCAGTTGTTCCAGAACTTCCAGAAATGGGATGAGAACGAGGCCCTTCGAGCTGGTGACCTTATCAGCCGGAAGGAGCGCAAGGAGAAGTTCATCGAGGTCGTCACTAACCGTGCTCTGGCCACACAGGACCCGAACCTCCTGAAGCAGATACCGAAGTTCTATGTAGACAGTGCTGGCAAAAAGCAGGCCTTTCTCACGGACAGTGAGAATATCGCTATAGAGAAGTCTATTCGTGACATCGAGCGCATTCGCACCTCTGGTATCTCAGCAGCCCGTACAGCCCGTGAGAACGCTCGCAAGGATGCCCACACGGCTGCTATCAGTGATTATCGCACCCGTATAACAGGCTTCTACTCTGATCCCCAGAACGCCGGTAAGGAGTTTAAGATCAGTATGGATGACTTGAAGCGTATACAAGCTAACGCCCCTGATGGGTTTGATGCTGCTGACTACGCCACCAAGATGCGGAAGTCCTTCACGGATGTCACCGGAATGTCCACAGCAAATAAGGAGCAACTCAGGCGTGATTGGACCCAGCAGATACTGAACGCAGCGTGGCGTGGGGATACAGATAGTCTCCATAACCTTCGTGAAAAGATAAACAATGGTGAGGTCCCAGCCGACCTCCGAGATGGCTTGGTAAAGGAAGCCGAGAAGTACCTCGACCCTAAATATGCCGGTGCCATCTCCGGCCCTGAGTTCAAAGCTGGTCTGAAGACTATTGAGGAAATCATCGATGGTCAGAAGGGCGGGGCATTGACCCTCAATAAGACGGTGGAGGTGAACCCGAATTGGCCCCGTATCCGGGCAGCGTATGTTCAGGAGTTCAACAAGGCCATGATGGGTAAAGACTTCGATCCATCAAACACCATGCACAGGTTTGCTGCGGCAGAGGCTGCGTCTCGCGCCATCGTACCCTACGTCAAGTCGATCTTCCCAGGGAAGGCGGCTGAACTCGAGAAGTTTGCCAATGGTCAGTCCTATGAGGACTTCAAGGCAGGCAAACCACAACCCCAATCTAAACCAGCCCCAGCAGCTAGCCCTGCCAACCCTGCCGTCGATGAGAAACAGGCAGCAGCGCGGAAGAAGCTATTCGGGCAATGATTGATAGGAACAAAGAATGATAGAAGAACTGGGGGCTAACATGCCCCCTATCCAAACACAGACACCCCTCGTGGGCGTCAACACAGTGGCACCAGCTCCCAGTTCTGTAGACGAGGGGCCTGCCCCTGATAACATGCAACCAGAACCCTCAGTCCCCAACCCGGTGGCTGAGGCGTTCACCGAGGATCAGGCTATTCGCCAGAAGGAAGCCGACATCGTCAACCAGCTCGACAAAAAGCCTACCCCTAAAGATATTGCTACCATAAACTCCGTGGGTGAGGCCCTCGTCAACCCTATTGACGCCGCTCGTACGGCCTTTGATGCCGCTACGTCGTGGATGGTCCCCAAAGAGTTCACACCGGGATACCGCTCGTTTACCGATATAGGTTCCATTGACAGGATACCGCCGGAGAATGTCGTCAACAATCTCCGCAAGTACCAGAGTGACCCCGAGGTTCTCTCCCTGTTCGACCAAGAGTTCGGCCCGGGTTCAGCCAAGCGCTACCTCTCGCTGCCCTCCGAGAGCCACATGTTCAACCTTTGGCTCCACCGGAATGACCCTGAAGTCGTCAAAGAGTTCGACAGGGTGTACGGCGGCACGTCTAACCTAGTCCTACGCATCATGGACCCGGCTCGCTCTAGGTATACCAAGGCTCAGGACAAGAAGGAGCTTATAGAGGTCCTCGCCCTAGGCCAGAAGTTAGTAGGGGGCCGCACAGGTGTCGTGAAGGAAACCATCGACGCTGTTACCACAGGTACCGCTAAGGCTGGCCAGGAGATTGTACGCTCCGGTATGTGGATCGCAGACCTCCTCGCAGGCGGTGATAGTAACGTCGCCAAACAGATCGACTTCGGTGCAGGCTCCAATGTCGGCACCAGGAACCCCATGATCAACGATATGATCACCGGGGTGAGCCAGTTCCTCGCCGGTCGTGCTGCCATAGGCGGCAAGGCAGGAGGCTTTGCCAAGGAGCTTGGTATCGGAGCACTGGTGGATGCCTTCGCGTTCAACCCTGATGACCCGAACCTAGGCGACCTGTTCAAACGATTTGGTCTCCCCGCCCCTACATCGGCAGACTTTGAAAGCGAGATGGCCAAAAGGGCTTTGAACGCTGGGTACGGTGCTGCTGCTGGTATTGTCGTGGCTGGTGCCTTCAAGGCGATAGGTGGCCTATTCCGGTCCAAAACCCCGCAGGAAGCTGCCAAACACATAGAGGACTTCCGTGCCAAAGTGAAGGGTGCTCAGGAAGCCCCTGTAAAGCCCGTAGAGGCCCCTGTAGGCCCCAAGGCTACAGAGGTACCACCCGGAGCCAAACCCGGCTCACAGGCCCTCCCAGAGGCTCCTAGAGCCCTCCCAGACCCTACAGAGGTTAGAGTTGCTGATACCGCAGGTATGCCCCAGAGAGATGCCCTGAAGGCTCTCATCACAGACACGCCCCCAGGGGCTGTGGCCTACGATAATGCCATCAAGGGTACTGCCTCTAACGGCTACGTGCCTAACAGTGTAATCCGTATCCTCGACGATATGCCTAAGTTCGAGACCCTCTCCATCAAGCAGATGGACGAGGCGGTTAGCGACGTGTTTGACCGGTGGTTGAACGTGGTAGGAAAATCGGTAGACGAGATCATGGACGTGTTTAACGCCCCTGCTATCCTCGACTACGTACCGAAGATACAGCAGCTCGCCATCGCCACCTACCGGCAGGGACTTCGGAACCTGACCGCTGCCAAGGAAGCACTCGACGCTGCCAAGGCCCTCAAGGTAACCAATGCAGCCAAGCTCGATGAGCTGGCTACTGCGCAGGCCACGGCTGCGAAGCTGCTGGAGAAGTATAGCAAGGTGAACGATGCTGCGTCTCTGTTCTCAGGCCGCAACCTCGCCCTTCGTCAGACCTCTGAGAACGTCCGTAAGGCCCTTCGTCAACCCATCGAAGACGCTATGAAGCGGGGTGCTACCCCTGATGAGATAGCAGACCTAGCGATGCGGGTGGAGAAGACACTCAACAAAGAGGGCCTCAATCGAGCCCTACGGCAGCTCGCCGCTGTCAACAAGCAGATCGACGAGGCGGTAAGCCCTAGTCAGGTTGAGAAGCTACTCGTTAAGAAGGCCGAACTGGAGAAGGCTCTGGAAGGTATCCAGACCACCATGACGAAGGAGGCTACAACCTCGTTCAGTGCAGGCCTGCAGAAAGTAGGCTCTATCGGTCGGCAGGTCGTAAGAGATGTAATCACCTTCACTACCAACGCCATGCTGAGTGGTCCCGGTACGACCTTGCGAAACATAATTGGTGGCCTAGCCCACCGAACCGCTATGAACGTCTCAACCTTCTCAGGACTGGTAACAAAGGAGCTAACCCTCGCTAACATTGCCACACTCCGGTTGGGTAAGATTGCTCAGGGTGGAGCTGAAGGCCTCCGTATGTACAGGATGCTACGGGATGCCCGATCCTTTGGTCTGCGAGCAGGTACAGACAGTGCGTACAAGACATTCAAAGGTGCCTTGTCTGATGCTGCTGTGTCCTCTTGGAAGAACACCCCAGGACAGGCCCGGTCGATCATGGACACCGCAGGCTCCCGGATCAACGCTGGGAACTACGGACTGAAGAACGATAGTGTACTAGGCCGTGTCATTAACGTGTTCGGCAAGACTGTCGACCTGCAGACCTTGGGTATGCGCTTTTCTGACGAGGCGATGAACAACATCTACAACATCTCCGCCAGAGCTGAGTACTCCACATTCGAGTTCGCAGAGAAGGCCCTCAAGAGGGCTGAACTGGTGCAGGCCAAACTCCGTGACCCCACACTTAGCCCTGAGACTGTCGCTCGTCTGAAAGATGAGCTGCGGACGCTGAGGGGATCGAAGGCAACGGTAGACGGGTTGACCCTGAAAGAGTTCGTCGAGCGTGACGTACTGGCCAGTAGGGATAATCTAGGACGGTGGGTACACGAGAAGTCTGCCGAGCGGGCTGAGTATATCCTTCTCAAGAACGACCTTGAGGGAGTCTGGAAGAAGGCAGAGATTGCCATCAACAGCGTCCCCGAAGCTCGTATCCTGATGCCCTTCTTCCGGTCTCCGGTACAGGGCTTCCTTCGTGGGTTCGAGTACGTCCCGGTACTTCGTAACATCCCCGGCCTCTCCCAGTTCCGTAACCAGCTCAAATCAGCAGACCCCCTCGTAGCCGCTGAGGCTCGCGGGAAGATGTTCCTTGGGTATGGCATCATGCTGGGCATCTGGCAGATGTACGAGAACGACATGGTAGGCGAGTTCATAGGCGCTGGTGAACGTGAGAAGCGTCAAGCCAAGCAGGCCGCAGGTGGACTCCAGCCGAACTATGTAGACATCGGTGGTGGACGAGTGATCGACACGACAGGCTTGGACCCCGTGTCCATCCCGTTTGCCCTTGTTGGCGCTCTACACAGCTCTATCAAGCGCATGGAGCGGGATCGTATGATTGAGGCTGAACGGCAGGCTACTGGGATGAAGAACCAGTCCCTCCTAGGCCCCATCGCAGATCATACCCCTGATGCCTACCAGACGGCGGGTGCTTTCGCTGCTGCCATTGCTGGGGCGCTTGGTGTTGCTGCGGTTAACAACCCGGCGTTCACCGGTGTTAAGGACATCGTTGACCTTGCAGGAGCTATGTTCGGTGAGGACAAGGCAAACGCCCTGAAGGATCAGTCTGCCAAGCAGAAGGCTATGGCGCGTATCCTCCGTAACCAAGCTGGTAAGTTTGTCCCTGCCCTCTACAAGAGCATCAGGGACTACAACGATCCTCAGCTCTACGAACAGACGTACGCCCTCTCTGAGCTTCTCGATGCCTTCAAGAACGAGGCCTCCCTCAACCGGGAGGACATGTCCATGAAGTACGACGCTATGGGCTACCCCATCCAACGAGCGATTGACCCTCGTGGCTTGCGAGGCCCACTCAATACGATGAGTCCTACCTCTGATAACCCCAAGGTTCTCGAGGTGCGTCAGGCCCTGTACGACCTAGGTAAGCTCTCAGGCAAAGGGTTCGTGATCTTCAACGATCAGGTCCCCGACAAGTTCCTACGAGCGGCAGGCACAGACCTCCGCCGGTTGGATAGTACTGAGAAGCGCCATGTCATCGACACGTTCGCCAAGGAGCTTCAGAAGACTGGGCTGATGGATGCCCTTCATCAGGCCCTTGTAGTCGAGAAGGATAAACTCAAGGAGAACGGGTTAGGACTGGGTGGACCTGTGAAGTCTGCACGTCTCGAGGCTGTTCGGAAACTCATTACCAAAGCTCGTGAGCAGGCATGGGCCGCTACACTGAAGAAGGAAGGTCTACTCGAGGAAGGCACTGGTGTCATCCCGGGTGGAAACAAGAAGCTCCAAGAAGAGCGTTCTTATGGTGCAAGCGCCATCCTACGAGATGAGTTGAACTAACAAACAAACGGCTCGCCCCTAACCGGGCGGGCCTTTTCATTTATTCACTACCATATTCATTTCTTAAAAGGGAATATCAATGGCTTTTTATAACACATTTGCTAACTATGTGGGAGATGACAGCACAACAGACTTTGCTATTCCCTTCTCCTACATCAAGGAAAGCGATGTAGTGGTCACCCGCCAAGGCGGTGCAGTGTCCTACATCTTCCTTGATCCTCAGACAATTCGAATCTCAGCCCCTCTCGCTACCGGAGATAGCCTCAAGATTGAGCGTGATACTTCCCTAAGTGAAAAGGCTGTAGTATTCAATAATGGTTCTCCATTCACCGCAGGCCAGATGAACACAGGGTTCAACCAGTTGTTCAACGCCATGCAGGAGGCAAGCGACACGGCTGGATCACAGCTCGGTATCTCTAACGACGGGCAGTGGGATGCTCTCTCCCGGCGCATCACCAATTTGCCCAACCCAACCTCCAATCAGGACGCGGCCACCAAAGCTTACGTCGACTCCGCGGTGTTAATTCAGGTGGAAGCGGGTGGGAGTCTAACTCGCGGAGCTGTCGCCCGTCCTCTTATTCAAATACTGCGCGACACGCCGCCGTCTATTTCCGATTTCGGAGGGTCGGGTGACGGCTCAACTTCTGACACGGCGGCTGCGCGCTCCTGCCTCGATACCTACGGCGTGTGCTACCTCCCATATTACAAACCCGGCACTTACACGCGGGCGACTTGGTACTTTGGGTCAGAGGTGCGCCTACTTGCCGGCCAGTGCATAATCGGTTCCGAGCGTAAGTCGCTGGTTAAGCAGGCGGCCGGAGACAATGTGTTTGTGTTCAGAGAGGACAGGGGCGGCATTAAGAACATCCGGTTCGACGCCTCTGCGCAAACATCAAACGACGTGGCTGAAGTCACCATCCTGCTGGACACAACTAACGGTTGGCTGCAAGACATCTCGGTAGAGAACGTGGAATGGGGTATAGAAGAAGACAAGACGACGCTGAAGAACGGCTACAACTTCATCTCTGACATACCCCATGCCAGCAACAAGATTGTGGGGCTAAAGGTCAACTCCACTAAAGTGTGGGGAGCAAAAGGCTACCCTGTTTACTTTACCCAGGTCTTCGCAGACAGCTACTTCGACCGCGTGCTTGTGGACTGGACGCGACAGTCGACAACACCAACAGTACCGGCGTTTTCGTTCGTCGGCGGAGAGGGCATCTTCTTCGATTACTGCGTTGCACAGGGGTGGGGTACAGTTGGCTCAGGGGACCCCGGCGCACACGCTTTTTCGTTTTCTGGAGGTTCCGCATTAGGCATGAACAACTGCCGCGGCGATAACGTCGGCGGAAACGCCTTCCGGTTCTACAACGTATCTGGCATCGAGCTTGCGACACCCATCGGGTCGCTATGCGGCGAGGACCAGTTTGTGTTCGACACGGTAACTCGCGTGTCGTGTACGGGGCTGTACGCCGGAGGGAGGAACACACTGTCCGGCGCGGCAAACAAAAGCGGGCTGTACTTCAAGAACACATCACGGTTCAATATAAACATCAGCACCAGTGAGAACAACACAGGGGACGGTGTTCTTCTGGAGAACGTCATCGGGTCCATAGTTTCAGGGTCCATAGGCGGCAACACTGGCTTCGGTGTGCGGGAGTCCGGTTCGTCTAACTACAACGGCGTCACGTCAGCAACCCTGTATGTAAACGGTGCTGGAAACGGCTACTTCACAGGTGCGTCCTCATTCATAGATGGTGTCATGCGCAATTCAGGCGTCGGGTCTGGCTACTCAGTGCCTGGTGCTGGCACGTCATGGTAGTCCGCAAACCGCTGCGATTGTCTAATTTATACCTCGTATACCCCCGGCGGGCGGCAACAGTTCTACCGCTCCCTCCTCTTATCTTTAACAGCAAAACGGAAACACAATGAACATCTCTCTTAACCTCACTGTAGACCAAGTCAACATTATCCTTAACGCTCTCCTTGCCCGTCCTTACGGGGAGGGAGCAGCCCTGATGACATCTATTCGGGAACAAGGCGAGGCCCAGGTCAAACCAAGTAAGGAGGTCCAGGAGACGAATGCAGAATAACTTCACCAAATCGCTCGCCCTTGTGCTCAAACATGAGGGCGGCTACTCCAACCATCCTAAGGACCCTGGGGGCGCTACCATGCGTGGCGTCACCCAGCGTGTCTACGATGCCTACAGGAGGCGCTCAGGAGCCCCACAGAGGCCCGTACGGGTTATCGAGGACCGTGAGATACAGGACATCTACAAACGCCAGTACTGGGACGCTGTGAGGGCTGACGAGCTGCCTGACGGGCTGGACTACGCCATGTTCGACTATGCCGTTAACTCTGGGCCTGTCAGGGCTATCAAGGACCTCCAGCGTGTCATGGGCGAGAAGGTGGACGGCCATGTAGGCCAGATCATGCTCGATGCTATCAAGGAGCATGACCCTCTCGACCTCATATCTGCCCTGTGCCAACGCCGGTTAGCCTTTCTCAAACGATTACGCACATGGAGCGCCTTCGGTAAGGGATGGGCTCGCCGGGTAGACGATGTCGAACACCGGGCTAAACGGATGGGTAATGCTGTCACCTACGAACCGCCAGCCCAAGAGCGTACAACCGCTCGTGCTGAGGAAGAAGATATGAAGACCACGGCTAAACCCGGGTTCTTCGACAAGGTGGCGACTGCCGTAGCCTCAGGTGGAGCCGGTGTAGCCGCTGCCCTGCAAGGGGTGGACTGGCGTGTCGGCGTGATGCTGGTGGTCACTGTGGCTGTAGGCCTCGGTGTCTACATGGTGTTCATCAGGAAGCCTGAGGACGAGTGATACAAGCATCTATCGCCGTCTACCACAGACCATACTCAAAACAAAAAGCAGCGTTGGGGCAACCACCCCTTCGCTACTTCATCGCTAGGTGGCCACTAACCCGCCCCTACCTCACCACAACCGAGTATATGACTCTCGCACCTAATGAGCATAATAGGATTGGAGCCTGACGATGATCTGGTCACTTATTATTGACCGAGTGTTCTCCCCTGTCGGGAGGATACTCTCCGCCGTTGCCGGTGTTCTGTTCGCTATCTGGTACATCTACCAGAAGGGCAAGACACAGGCGACACTCGAATTACAAAACAAATCCTTTAAGGAGGCACGAGATGCAATTAAAAAAGCTAACGATGCTCGCCTCAGGTCTGCTCTTGATAGCGACCGTGGCGGGCTGCTCGAAGACGACGGGTTTAGACGCGACTAGCGTGGCCTGTGATGTCCTCAAGCCGATAACGTGGTCCTCCAAGGATACACGCCCGACCATCAAGCAGGTTAAGGAAGCTAACGCTGCTTGGAAGTCCGTCTGTCAGAAGTAGAGGGTGACAATATGGAACCCGTGGACAGAGATCGGATAACCAAGATGGAAGTCGAGATCGTACACCTGTCCAACCAAGTAGACAGAATGGCTAAACAAGTGGCCGAAATGCACGATCTACTACAGCAGGCCCGGGGGGCAAAATACTTCATCATTGCCGCTGCTGCTGTAGGAGGCTTCCTCTCCTCAAAAATGGCCGTTTGGTCGGGTATAATTGGAGGATTGCCTAAGTGAAAAAGTTTATCATACCTAGTAGATGCCGAAGATACATATACGCAACACTCGCTGCCCTGTTCGGCCTTGTGATTGGACTGGGCGGACCCGGGTGGACCGAGGCTCGCCTTTTTCCGATGAAGGTCAACCATCATTTTGAACAGTACGAAACCCCTGATGGCTCCAAGGTCTGCATTCGTATGGACATTGAGAGGATCAGGCGGGGACAAGCGTTATTCAAGTCGTGGACATTGCAGACGAGAGAGACGCACCCGTTACGTATACCCTTGCATACCGAGAAGGTCTCCAAGTCGCCTGCTCTGAAGTATGGAGAGCGTGGGGTTGTGTCTCTATGCGCACCCAAACCTGAGTACCTCAAGAAGAACCCCAAGGTGAAATACATCATCTACGGGTACGTCTACTACGACGTCTGGCACGGCCTGTGGCAGGTGCCTTGGCACATATGTGAGGAACACTATGACCAAAAAAATTAGAGCCTCAGAGGCCCTCCTAGGGCAGCTACACGAGGCCATCGCAGCAGAACTCCTCCGCCGAGTAGTGGAGGGAGAAGCATCCACGGCAGACCTCAATGTTGGCCTGAAGATGCTCAAGGATAACCACATCGAATCCCTCATCACTGAGGGCAGTAACCTCCACAAGCTCTGGGAGAGCCTGCCTAAGTTCGATGATGACGAGGAGTATGCCAATTGACAGAAGAGGACCCACTAAAGGAAGACTTCAGGAAGTTCCTGTGGCTGATCTGGCAGCACCTCAATCTACCAAAGCCTACACCTCTTCAATATGACATTGCACAATTCCTTGCCTCCCCTCGCCCAAAGGTCTGCATTCAGGCTTTCCGTGGCGTGGGGAAGTCCTTCATCACCTCTGCCTACGTCCTCTGGGAGCTGTACAAAGACCCCCAGAAGAAGGTGCTGGTGGTGTCGGCCTCGAAGAACCGGGCAGACGCCTTTTCTACCTTTACCCAACGCCTCATAAACGAGGTCGAGGTCCTGAAGTTCCTCCAGCCTAATGAGGATCAACGAAATTCCCGCATTGAGTTCGACGTAGGGCCTGCTACGGCAGACCAGTCGCCCTCCGTGAAGTCAGTAGGCATCACCGGGCAGATCACAGGCTCTCGTGCAGACATCATCGTCGCCGATGACGTTGAGGTCCTGAACAACTCAGCGACCCCGGATATGCGAGAGAAGCTGATCGAGCGGACGAGGGAGTTCTCAGCGGTGCTGAAGCCCCTCCCTGAAGCTCGTATCATCTACCTAGGCACCCCTCAGACCGAGGGCTCCATCTACCAGCAGCTCCCCGAGACCTTCGAGACACGCATCTGGCCTGCCCTGATGCCCTCAGAGGAGGAAGCAGAGCGGTACGGAGAGGCCCTGGCCCCTTATGTCCGCAATATGAAGGACAGGAGAGCAGGAGACACTACCGATCCCCAGCGGTTCTCCGACATCGACCTCGCTACCCGTAAGGCCGAGTACGGTAAGGCAGGATTTGCCCTGCAATTCATGCTCAACACCCAGCTCTCAGACGTAGAACGGTATCCCCTGAAGATCAGGGACCTCCTCGTCATGGACGTAGGGCCTTCAGAAGCACCCATGAAGGTGAACTGGATGCCCGACCCCAAGAGGGAGCTGAAGGAGCTACCCAATCTGGCCATGGCTGGCGACAGGTTCTACCCGCCTGCCGGGGCTAGCGAGACGTTTGCCGAGTTCACCGGGTCTGTCATGTCGATTGACCCCAGTGGACGAGGGAAGGACGAGACGGGCTACGCTGTCGTGAAGATGCTGAACGGTATCCAGTACGTCACCCGCTGTGGGGGTCTACAAGGGGGATACGATAAGGCCACACTCGAGGC